CGAGCTAAGTGGTGCACTTGGCTCTTTTTTTGACCATCAAGACCAGGCTAAGAAGGCAGATGAGGAACTCAAGAAGAATCCTCCTAAAGGCAAGTCTTTGCAAGCCATAGCCCTAGAGAATGTGTTGCGTAAAAAGCAGCTAGAACAGGCTGAGTACGATTTAAGACAGATGCTGGTGTATGAGTCACCTCCTGAGCTTGGAGCTGTCTGGACGGAGTTTGAGGCAGAGAAGTCTAGGCTAGTTAAAGAACAAGCAGCGCTGGACAAAGCTCAAAAAAAAAGGAAGTCCTCGAATCATACGAAAGGCGTATGCGAAATGACCGAATCAAAGTGGGAGTTGCAATCTGTATCGCTGTTTTCGTTGTTGCGTTTACCATTGGCGGTTTGATGTACCAGATACACATTTGGACAGAGGAACGCAAGAGAGAAGAACGTTGGTATATTGAGTTTCACAGGAAATTCGAGGAAAATAGTAAAGAGATTGAGTGTTACAACCTGTTTAGAGAGACAGGATATTTACCCAAATACTGTAAGGATTGATATGGATTGGCTAAAAACGATTGCACCCACTATTGCCACTGCTCTTGGTGGACCATTTGGAGGATTAGCGTATGAAGCAGTTTCAAAAGTTCTTGGAGTTTCTCAAGACGATGCAAAGAAAATGCTTGACGATGGCAAACTCACTGCGGAACAGATTGCAAGCGTTCAGCAAGCGGAAATAGCGCTCAAAGCTAAGGCTCAGGAGCTTGGATTAGACTTTGAACAGTTGGCGGTGGCTGACCGAAAGTCCGCAAGGGAGATGCAAACAAATACGCACTCCTTTATTCCTCCCGTCCTCGCTATTATGGTCACCATAGGGTTTTTTGGTATCTTATACGGTTTGATGACCGAGCAGTTCAAAACGTCAGACGCTCTCCTCCTTATGCTAGGTAGCCTAGGCACAGCATGGACTGGTGTTATTGCCTTTTACTTCGGTAGCTCTGCTGGTTCACAAGCCAAAGATGCTATGCTTCACAAATCAACACCGTTGGATGATAAGAAATGATTAACTCACGCTCACTAGATGAACTACTACCAGAAGTCAAATCCAAGGTCGAGCAGTTCATATCCTTATGCAAGGATGCTGGAATTGAACTCCTCATTACATCCACTTATAGAGACAATGAGAGTCAGGCTGCTCTCTATGCTCAGGGGCGCACTGCTCCAGGCAATGTTGTTACGAACGCTGGACCTGGCGATAGTTATCACAACTACCGCTGTGCTGTGGACGTTGTGCCTATGGTTAATGGCAAGCCTGATTGGGATGGAAGTCACCCAGTGTGGTCAACTGTTGGCGCTCTTGGTGAGCAAGCTGGTTTAGAGTGGGCGGGTAAGTGGGTGCATTTTAAAGAATTAGCCCACTTCCAATATACGGGCGGTTTGACAATCGCTCAACTAAAAGAAGGAACACAAATTGTCTAGCACACCTAAAGCAAAACGTGGTCTTTACTACAACATAAACAAAAGACGTAAAGCTGGTCTTCCTGCCAAGCGTCCTGGTCAGGCGGGATACCCTACAGCAGATGCTTTCCGTAAAGCAAAGCGTACTGCCAAGAGATAAAAAATCCTAAAACGGATTTAGCCTCCCCGCCACCAAGAAAAATCACTTTTCCAGATATGCAAGAACTGCGCCACCTAGTCGCTGTACATCTGCATCTTGGCAAACGAGCAAATCAAGATACCACAAGGTTTGCTCTGATTTACCCTTTTTCATGCGATTGATGTAGGCATTGAGCGTGTCTACTTCCGTCCAGTTATTGGTAAACCCGATTAAGCAGCCATAGTTGTCAAACATCCAAATATTGTTGTAACCCTGCTCTTTCAGCTTGTGGTTCATCTCAAAATACTTGGAATACTGCCACTCCTCTTTAGCGTCTTCTTCTATGTAAATAGGCGGTTTTGTAGCAAAGCTAAAAGTGTCGATTACGTCCCAATCGTAGCCATCTACGTCAACTTTTAGGAGACCTACACCTTCTTTTACGATTCCATCTAATTTCAGAACTTCCTCTGTTCCTACTTTTCCTTTTAAAACAGCAACAGAAATATTTATTTTTTCAGTATTTTTGTATAAAAGTTCTAAACACTGGTCTTCAGGCTCTACGCAAATAAAGCTGAGTTGAGGGTTGTTGAGACTCATAGACACTGCTAGTGCCCCGCAATTAGCGCCTACGTCAACAATAGTGCCTTCCAAATAGGGTGCTAGATGAGGCAGAAAACGGTCATAGAGGCGATATTTCTCTTGGTAATAGGGTATCAGGTTACCCGCATTAAATTCAATTTGTATTTCACTCATTACTGTGCCTTTGCATAATTGGTGTTTTTGAGGACAAACTTGGCGCACCTACCTTCCACAATAGTCAGCGTTTTGTCTGTCCTCATTTTTTCTTCTACTCTTGTAACCTCTAGTTTGCAATCTTCTTGTTTAGCGTAAGGTACTTCTACGGCAATCATGCCGCAGTCAATACCTTTGCAAAAGAACACAATCGCTAGGTACATGAAATTGTTCATGGTGCTGGTGTGAGTCCACCCTCAAATAAGTAACTACCAAAATGACCTAGTTGCACCCAAGGAGCAGCCCAGACCGACAGTCCTGCTTCTCTAGCCTTCCAGCAAAAGAAATAATCCTCTGAGAGCAGTCTTTCTGTACCTGGCTCGATAGCACAAGCAAAATACTCGGTAATGCGGTCGTTAGAAATGCCACCATCTAAAAACAGCACGTCATTGTTGTAGCTTTCAACAACCGACTTCATGACTTCAAAAGTATTACGTTTGATGAGCATAAACCCTGTACCGCCGTTGAATATTTCTACTGGCTGGTCTCTAGGTACGGTGATGCTGCCTTCGTAGTTCTTTAAATTGATTACAAGGCTTGCTGTACGTGTTTTGAGCTGGTCATGGGGTACACCCTCCTTAACGGCTTTATCGACCTCTACCCAGTTAATTTCCTTCTTAGGATAGATGCCGCAGATGATGTCCTTGTCAGCCTCAATCATCTTGATAACGTCTTGCGAGTTAAATTTGATGTCAGAGTCGATAAAGAGTAAATGTGTGCACTCGGGGCGCTTCATAAACCCGTGAGCTAAGGCGTTTCTGCCTCGCTGAATAAGGCTTTCGTTAAATATTGCAGAAAACGCCATGTCGTACCCATTCTGATTTAACACTGGTCCTAAAGTTAAAAGACTCTGAGTAAAGTACCCTGTGCACATACCTCCGTACATTGGAACACCAACAAATATATTTCCTTTTTTAGACATGATTCCACCCCTTTTTTGTGTTGATTATTGATACCATTGCTTGAGAAATTGAAAATTCTTTAGCTATCTCGGATTGATAAAGTTCACCAGACTTTAGTTTTTCTTTTATTTTTTCAACTAAGTCTTTGTTTAATTTAAAAGTAGCTTTTATTGCCCTACCTTTTTTCTTGCTGTCCTGTTGATTTTCTACAGGAGTACCTAAAAACAAATGAGCAGGATTAACGCATGATGGTGTATCGCATTTGTGACAAACGTACTTTAATGGCTCAAGCTCACCAACAAAATATTCATAACTGGCTCTGTGAGCCAATGATGATTTCATGTTCATGTCTCTGCATTTACCGTATCCGTTTGATAACTTAGCACCTTCCCATATCCAGCAACCATTTTCAGATTTCTTGATATGGCGCATAAATCTTTGTTCAAAAGTCATTGGTTTCATATTTTTCCTTAAAAATGACAGACTGTGAGATTACAGGGGGTCTGTCAGCACCTGTCCTAACTCCGAGATTTGCTCTCGTAGTTGCCTCTCACTGGAATGATGGTGAGACGTGCGGGGGTCGAACCCACGACCAACAGATTAAAAGTCTGCTGCTCTACCAACTGAGCTAACGTCCCTGTTTTCACCCGTGAGCTATCTTAGGCGTTGTGACAAAGCTCATGCCGTCTTCAAACCCTTGTTGATAAGCCATATCGTATATTTCCTGAATACTCATGTTCTTCAGCTTTATGATATGTCCTCTATCCGCAGAACGTACTTCCCAGTCTTGCTGCTCTTTCTCCATCCCCATACTTGTATTTTCCATCCTGCTTCCCTCACTTTCGGTAATAGTTCACTTGCCATTATTTTCTTGATTCTGTCGCTAACGCCACTAGCTGTTGCCTGAACCGCCAAGGTCTCATCTCGCTTGATAGCCAATATATCTATAAAGCCAAACAAGTCCTGGCGTATTCTGGCGTGTGGATTCCACTTTTCAACAATAGCGACCGTATAGCCTTGCTCCCGCAATACGGCTAATGTTCGAGAAGTTGGAGATTCCTTAGCCATCAGAAGTCTTCCTTCAGTTCTTTGTGTCGTTGTTTATGACATGGTTGGCAGAGCCACATGATGTCAAGGGGTTTGTCATAGTCTTCATGGTGTGCCAATGACTTAACATCTCCGCAACGGACACACGGACACTTTTGCAAAGTTCCTTTGAGAAGTGCTCTCTTAACCGCACTGTGCGCTCTGACTCGTCTTCTGTCTTCGGTTCTCCAGGCACGGTTAACGTCAAGATTTTGCTGAATTCGCTCAGGTCTTTTTGCCCTTTCCCTGTCATACGCCCTGACTTTTTCGAGGTTTTCTGACCTGTGTTTATTCGAGTCATTTCTTGTACATTCCTTGCATTTGTTGAGATAGCCGTCCCCCATTTGAGGGTGTTTATAAAATTCTGTAAAAGGTTTAACGGCTTTGCATTTAAAACAAGTTTTCATATAGCCTCCTAAGAAGCTATATTATACCCATTTTAAATCAGAACGGAATGGAGTTGTCATCATCCCCGTATTTGACTTTGTTTCTCGCATAGCCTGGTGTTACCTCTTTAGGCTGCTGCTCCTCTAGCTTTTTCTTTTTCAGCCAGTTGTCTTCACGAACAGAGAACATGGTCGTACCCTGTTTTGTCTCTTTTTGCCACAAACCAAAATTAACACGTTCACCAGCTTTGTAGTCCATGTCGAGTACTAAATGTCCTGTGAAATCAGGACCTTGCGGGTGCTTCTTATGCTCTGGAGCTTGGTAGAACAGTGTTCCGTAGCCAGGTTTGTCGGGATAGTTGTTGTTAGTTGCCATGCGTGGT